CACGGGCTTGCCCGCCCCCGCTTTTACCCCCTTTATTGCCGTATAAATCAATCGCCACCATCGAACTCCACGGGCCTAGGGTATAACGTGAATTTAATTTGTGTGCTGGTCTCTCCTGTGCGATTAGCTGCGCTGGCAGTTTCATAGGTCTTTGTTTTCTTATCTACATCAACGAGCACTAGCGCAGTAACATTACCCTGCCCATCAACTGAAAACTGATTGCCTGTGATGCTGACAGTATCCGGGAAATTATCAATGGATAGATTCCCAATTTTGCTGCCGGGCTGCACAGGGCTTTTAACCGAAAATTTAACATTGGTAATAATGGGCGCTTTGATGATATTGATATCATCAATTGATATTCCGCTCGATACTGTAGCAGAGCCTGCGCGCTGAACTTCACCGTAAATCACTGGAACACAAATACCCTGCTCTGTCGTATTTACACCGCCATTAAATAGCGCAGAAACGTTTTCGTCATCGCGGGATTCATAGCTAGCGGCCTCTGGAGCAATGCCGGCAGCAACCCCCCCCACTTTTGCCCCGGCGGCATCTGGGTAGATATGCATACCTTGGCATTTGCCAAAAGACAGCGATTGTTGCGAGCGATTGAGTGGCGAATCATGATTGAACAATGATATAGAGTATGAACCACTCTGTATCTTTTTTTTAAATCCGGGCAAGACACACGATAAAAAATTCACAGCATCTTTCGGAGACACAGCGTCAATAGCAATGACCCCACCGGGATATAACGATTGTAAATCACCATGCAACACCATTTTTTTCATTGCTTAGCGCCTCACCCACGAAACAATAAATTTTTCCCATCGGTGCAATGGGGTTTTGCAACTAACATTATCAGAGCTAAATCCGTGCCTATTCCCCAGTTGATGCAAAATTAACCCACTGCCCACATATACCCCTGCATGGTTAATAACCCGCGATTTTATTTTAGCTAAAAAGCAATCGCCGACTCGAACATCGGCTGCATCAACAATTTTAAATTTTTGAGATTCAAAATTATTTTTATACAAATCATAACCAGGCTCTAGCCACCACTCCCACTCTCTAGCAAACTCATCAATAACAATGCCCTTTTCAATCTTAAAATAATCTCTAATCAATGAATAGCAATCAGTAATTCCGTGCTGAAAGGGTCGCCCTAGCAATTCTGGGACAGGTACGCCGTCACCCCAGAAAAACGGCCTTCTTGCGATAGCATTGTCTACGTGGACAATCCCCCAAGGAACGCCCATGGCGATTTGAGACTGCATATCCGCACGACTAGGATAATACGAACCGTCGGGATGTGAATGTATAACTGCTTGAATGCGGTCCGTATAATGCCTGATTGTTTTTTTTGATATTAGAAACTCATGCTCAGGATGAGCAGCAATATTTAAAACTGGTACATACCGATTATCTACAACCAATCCACAACTTTCGCTTGGATACTCTTCGCTAGCGTGATCCATCGCATGAATCAGTACTGTATTATTAAACACGGTTTCTAATCCTCGCTGCACCCGGAAAACCATTAAATGGCAACGGGGTTTCCCCAAATCGTATTTGACACGCCTTCAGATTTCGATTGCATTCGTCATTTTCATTGTTCGTTAAACTGTTAGTGATATCAAAGCTATCGGTACCGACATACGGGCAATCAACGCCTGCATAGTCGAAACCGCCATTAGCAAACCGGCGGTAACGATACGTGCACGAATCTCGCAAAACCTGCCTTGCCGGCAATTTCACATCGCGCACGTCAAACGCAGCTCTCAGCGTCCAGCTGACCATTTGATTATTATATTTGTTTAACTGATCTATCGTAAAAATCTCATCGGGAAATCTAGCCGTAGGATCTGGATTTTTGCCATTATCTAAAAACTGCTCGAATGTTTTAATAATTGTTGCCGTTGCACCCACTAAATTTTTTGAATTCAGCAATGCAGTAATTAACTGCCCATCAATATTTGACGCTTCAAGCCGAGGGGATGGAATAGCCCCCTTGCCGGACCAAGCAAGACCCGTAATTTTCACGGGGATAGACGCGTATGGCTTGCCATCAAACTGCACTAGCTCGCCATCATATTTCCCATTGATGAAGCGAAAAATATCGCCGCCAATTTTGGTGGCGTCAATTTCATACAGTGTAACCACACTGCCGTAGCTAGCCTGCTGCGCTGTTGATGCAATAATTTCAGACATTAATATACCCTCCTGAATGTGCACCTTACTTCGCTATGATTAATACCAATTCGCACAGGTCCTGTGTAGCCATCACAAATATACGTGCCTTCGGTGAGCGAGGGCGGAGACCATAAAAATTCCTTGTGCCCCTCGTGATCATCAATAAAATCAACAATTTCTTTGCAGTCCTCATCTAGCAATGCAAACGTTAGTGGCCACTCGTCAATACGATTATTGATACCTGCCGCACCGCGCTGAGAATAACCATCTCCAAATTTTGCAACTATCGTTTCAAATGTAATCTTTGGTCGTAGGCCAAACCTAGGATGAAAGTCGGGGAATCGTTTCATAGTGCATAAGACCCATCTAGAATACCTCCGGGGCCAGACTGAACCTCTAGCTCTTCTCGAACTAAGTCGCGAAGCTGTTGTTCAATAACAACCACCGTTTGCCCACCCTGCTGTTCGACATTCACTGTATTTTGTACGCCGGGCGCCTCGTTAATATTTACAACTATATTTGGCTGGGTGGCTTCATTGTTTTCGATAAAGCGAGTAAAGTCTTGGTTTTGCTGAGGGCTAAGAACACGCTCGCCTCTGTCAAGAAGATAGGTCTGTTCTTTGGGTACATAATCTAAGCCACCATGGGCAATACCCGCCACCTCTGCGCCGTACGCCGCCCCACTAACAAGCACCGCACCTGCGGCAGCGGCACCCAGCACAGGCCCAACAAATGGGATACCTGCCAGCGCTTTGTACGAGCCCATTGCAGCATCGCGCGTGTTAATATAAATGCTTTTTAGTGCGTCACGCTGCTTAGAATCAAGCAAAACCTTACCTATCTGTATAGCTACTCGCGCGTAACCTGCTTCTTTTCCTTGCATTCCAGAATAATAACGATCAGCAATTGATAACAATGAGCTAAACCCCTTTGCTCTGATGTCAAACCGTTCTTTTTCTGATTTTTCTTCTAACTTCCTCAGTATTTCGTGATAACGCTCATGAGTGATTAGCTCAGATTGTAGCGCTTCCTCCAGCATAGTATTGCGGTTTTCAAAAGCAATCTGACGCCGCTCTTCTTCCGTTAAAATTGACTCTTCAATTCTCGATACATCACTCAACAATTCAGTGCGACGCCGCTCCTCTTCTTCAAGCCGCCGGCTCTCATTTTCAAGAGACTGCTTCAACGATTCTTCTTGTTGATTTAGCGCATCGAGCTGATGCTGTTTTGAGACCAGCAGATCGGCCTGCTTGCGACTGATGTTTTCAATTAACCCATTTTCGAGATCGTAGCGCAACCTCGCTGCATCAGATGTAACACCATAAAGATCAATTTGCCGCTGTAGATTATCACTGAGCTTATCGAACTCTTTGTTGATAGTCACGACACCTGCTACTGCTTCTTGGGTATTGAATTCAGGTACTTTTTTAATGTCAACAACAGCGTTACCCTGCCGCCCTTGAGATTGTGAAAAAAACTCATCTCGCGCTTGCTTTAACTCAGATAATCGCTGCTTAAGCTCTTCTTCATCATAGTATTCAACAATCCCGTCTTTACCAAAAAAACGCAAGCGTCCAACTTTGTCTAGCAAACTGCCGTTAATCAACGTCTCGACCTCACGTATTTGCTCATCAATGCGAACTATATCGTCAGCGTTAACGCCGTTAAATGCCGCCGCCAGTTCCTCGCCCAAGAACTGGACGAGATTAACAGTGCTAGATATCGTGCTAGTGACCGACGCGAATGCGCTGATAATGCCATTAGCCAATGATTTTGCGGCGTTTACTGTAGAAGGGTCCTGTAAAACGCCCGTTAATCGCTCGATAGAGACCGTTATTCCTCCCAGACTGTCCGCCTCCAGCAAATCACCAGCGGCATTACCAAGACTCTTTAGAGCGCCCTCAAATGTGTTTCTAGCAGCTCTTGCAGACCCGCCAAACTGAGCTTCAAGCTCTGCTAGAATTAATCTCTGTGATTCTGCCACTTGTCCAGTTTCAAAAAGTTGCTTGATAAGCTCTTTTTGCTGATCGCTAAATTGAATGCCAGCACGCGATAGTGCCGAGAGATTTTTTACAGGGTCATTCAACGCTTTACCAAGTTGAAGCACCGAGCCTTTTAAATCAGTATTGAATCGCGTTGACAAATCAGCTGACAACTCTAACGTTCTATTAAACTCATCATTAGTAATTTTAGTGAAAGTAACGAGTTGCGATTGAGCCTGTATAAGCTGCTCATCACCGAAATTAGTAACTTTTTGCAGCTCGCCTGCTTTAGATACTAAATCTTCAAACGATTGACCAACAGCCCCGTTAGTTGTAATTAGGCCTTGCTGCAACTGTCGCATTGCAGACTCTTGAACCTGTGTTGCTTCTACCACTTTGCGCGCGTATGCGGCAGCACCAATAGTGCTAACGCTAAGCGCAACAATGCCCGCGACACGATTAGCCCACGATTTAGTCTCTATGACATTGCGCTCAAGCTCTTTTTTGGCCTGTGTGCCGTCCGCCTTCAGCTCAGTGACAAATGTTTCAATAATTCTACTTGGCATTAAGAAATAACCGCTTTTAGGTTTTTAGACAATTGCTGATGGTATGCTTTTTGATGATCAAACGAGAGGGCATTGAATTGATTTTCTGATAATTTGGCGTATTGTAGATATTGCAGTTTTTCATCATCAGACAACCCCATAAACTCACTGTCGCTCATGGTTCCCGATGCATAGCTGTCTTTAAATAATAAATCGATGTACGATATGCTGTCATTTTTAATACACCCAGTCGCCTTAAGCGCATAAAATGAAATTTTCGACGCGAGCTTATCGAGACCCAAATAATCCCACGGGGATTGCTCATAAATAGCTGACCATTCTGCCAATTCGTTAATAGTATAGCGGCTAGATATATCGGAAATCTTGCAGCCCCTCAGAATAGCTAGTCGAGTTTTTATAAAATAATAAGGGTCAGTCCTTAGTTTTTTTTTGTTTCCTCAGCTGTGCTCGACCAACTGGAATTTATTTTCATACCATAGCCGTATATTGCTAATATTGAAGCATCGCTAATACTAGAGCGTACACTCTTAATGTCATCATCGGTGATTTCTGTGCCCTCTGGATGCACAAACAGCATCGCAACATGAGTCAAGCGCTGAGATAAATCATCATCCGCAGAATTTCCTACCTTATCGCTTAACTGAATGCATAGCGGGCGAATAACACTATCCATGTATTCTGCTGAGTGATAGTAAAACTCGACAGCCTCTTTAATGCCGTCTATTTTCTGTTTTTTAGTCTCTGATTCAAACGTCTGCATAAATTATCCTATGGTCCCGTATCGGGTGTTTCTGTCCAAGCTGGGTCGCCAGACTGCTTACCAAAAATTTCCATGATTAACTGCGAATTACCTTGCGGGGACTGCATCTGTCGACCTAGCATAACAACATCAAATTCAGCTCGATCACCGCTCAAATAATCAACTCTGTGCAAAATATTTCTACCTTCATCGACAAGCGCTAGATATCGTTGATAATTAGCTATGCCGGGACTGTGATTGAACGTGACCGTCCTATCGGGTGGAGTTTTTAAACCCGATATATATTCTCTCGTTTTTTTAATAACTGGTGTCACTTCTACCTGCTCACCCTGGGCTCCAACAGCGCCAATATCAAGCGCATTCTCTATGACTAAAAATTCTCCAGATTGTGAGTCGGGGTCCTGAAAACTTAATGCCGTTCCAGCGCCTAGGGTGGGTATTTGCGAAAAAGCCATGGTCGCTCCTATGTATAATGTATTAAGTACTGATTATATAAACTGCTAAATTGATTTTCTTGGTTTTCGTCGTAATCAAAACCAATATCAATAATTCCAACAATGCCGGGGATATCTAACCCGACTATAGATTCATCCACTTCATCCATAAAGCTATCTAGCGCATCCTGGTCATCCACGCCCGACAAATGTACACCAATGAAAATTTGCACCTGTATTCGCTTGTAAACTCCATCGTAGTCAATATCTCCGTCACCCATAGATATTGTTATGCAACGATCAAAGCCAGTCATATCCGGGCTGTGCACAAAAAATACAGGCACATGATGAATTTTATTCTCAATAGATTGTTTAATAGAATCTCGTATTAATTTTCGTTTATTTTTCATATTTTTTTAATCTAAATTGAAGATCTTTTTTAAGCAGCCCGGGGAAATCTTGGCGCATAACCCTCAGAGAAAATCGATTTATTGCTATTTTTGATTCATTTTTAATGGGTATTTTGACCACATCTAATGGATACCTACTGCCAGACCGACGAATAAATACATTGGCCCGCCCCTTGACCTTATTGATAAATGCACCGCCAAATTGCTGGCCCGCAACTCTAACCCCCCTGCGATTTGTACCTTGCCCTAAATGCCGCTCAATTTTTGCCGGGGACAACAACTTAACAGCGGAAATGTCACGAGGCTTAATAGAGACTTTGGCCATCTGTTTTTTTGGCGTTGCTCTATCGGTAAACATACGGCTACGTATATGCTTGCCTTGAACTTTTGTTGCTCTTGACACACTCCTTACTGTTTGAGTAGTAACGCGCCGGGCGCATGTGTTTAGCGAGCGAGCGGCGGCCCTAGGCGCATCGTATTTAGAATATCTATTTAATTTTCTAGCGAGACTTTGGAGACTTTTATCTACTGACACTTAACGGCCCTACAAAAAGCCTCAACCATTGCACCATCATCCTTATCGATTTTATTTACGTGAAACTCAAAACCGTCAGCGATAAAAACATCGCCCTTAGCCGGCGAAGCGATAATATTGACAGGAATTGAAATAATATCGACAGTCATTAA